AATGGTGTTTTACCTAAATTCTCCGCATAATATAATGCTTTGGCTTTTAAATCATCTCTTAACTGATTAACTAATGCTTGAAAACCAGCTAAAATAACTAATTCATTATAATTTGGTGAAATGGTGTTCTCTGGTATCTTATACGAATCTAATTCGGAAGAAAAGGTTTTATCCACAGCTTGTTTAATATAATCCATTCCTTCTGTGGATAATTTGGTGTTTAACTCTTCCATGTCCTTTTCAATGGTGTTGATTAAATCTTCAAGTGGTGTTTTACTATACTCCTCATAATACTCTTTTAGCAATAACAAGCACATTAATATCACAAATTGCTCATCAGAATCATAAGCATCATTCGGAGCGAAATCAAGAGGTAAATAATCATCTAAATAAAACTCATCAGTCGACTGAATCTCCTGAACCATCATCTACCTCCTCATCATCATCAGATGAATCTAATTCATTCTCAACAGTATCCTCTTCAGTTTCAATACTATTATCAGTTTCCAAATAATTATTATCAAGATTATGGTCACCAGTTTGGAAATTAATCCACACACTACCTTCAGGTTTACCAATCAAAGATAATTCTCGATTAATCAAATCCCTTTCCAACCATCTTTTAAGGAACTCTTGTAAAAACTGAATAAGCAACACATGACCATTAGATTCAGAAGTTAACTGAACCTCCGCAGTACTACGATTAGAAGACTCACTACTAAACGTGGATTCAGGAGTAATTAAACCCTCATAAAGTTGACTTTTCAAAACTTTAATATAATCCTCAACCTTCGGAAGAACATTATCCCCAACAACATCCAACTCCATACCATAAGGAATCAACAAAACTCCTTTTTTATGAAAATCACTTATGTCTTCAGCAATCTCCTGCTTACGAACCTTACTCATAGGTTTTTCTTTACGATGCTCATTACCCAAAGTTAAAACCATAACATTAGCAGACTTATGCACAATCGCAGGTAACATACGATTCAACGATTCAATCTCATAAGCCACATCAATCACATTCTTAACTAATGACTGACCTATGCCATCAATCTCAATAAAAATCGGATTACTAATATCCTCCGCTTTAAAAGAAACTGTTTTAATATCCTTATCCTGATACAACTCCCAAAACTCTAATTTATCCCAATTCTTCGGAATATGACTATTAACAGCAACCAACTGCATATACCCTAATAAATTAGCATTATCATCATATAACTTACGAATAAGATATCTCTCACCATCAAAAGCCAAACTCCTCAAATCAGCATGACCATCAACAGTAACTTCTTCATAAAAAGCCTCACCATCAACAATATTCTTCCAAGCACCATCATAACACATACCCTTCAAATTCCATATTTTATCCATATCAAGAATATGTTGTACAGCCTCCTCATCAGTACCATCAATCGTTAAAGTAGCAATAGCCTTCAAAATCAAATTATTGATAATACCATACACTACTGGGAAGTGAGCTGCTTTTCTACGATTCTTAATAGTGGGATTAACTTTAGGTGGGCAATATTCAATCCAATCCTGTGGGATTTCCCCATTCTTTGAAACAGTTACATCATCCAAACCCACATTAAACATAGAATTAGGTTCAATATTCTTAGCAGTAAACCTACCCTTAAAATTCTCTAAAAAACTAATAAAAACTCACCTCATCCAAATCAACAGTACCATCACATTTATACGGACTATTCGCCCCCAACATACCATAAATACAATACATCATCGCATCCATAGCATGATCATTTAATTTAACAGGAACATCAAGAATAGTTCCA